TTATTCATGTTGATTCCCCCCACTTACTAGCGAAAAAGAACTGCAGGACTAAGTAAGTGGGGGGAATCAACATGAATAAGACGGATTTAGCAATAGAAAAACTAACGAAGGAATGCCAAGGAAAAGACTATCTTATACCTTTTGAAGAATATCTCACATCGATATGCACTAATGACTATATCGCAGAGAAGATATTAAACGAGGAAAAAACACTTGAGGGTTGTTTTAATGAAATGAGAAACATCGCATCTAAAAGACAAGTTAAAGGATGCGCATATATTCCACCAGATGAAGGTTACGAAATTATACGTAAATATTTCGAAATCTCCGATGAAGGAACGCAGGTAAAGGAAGCGGAAGTTATTAATATCCTAGACTTTATGTAGAGGAGGGATAACATGAAGCAACCATTAGATTTAAGACGACCAAAAGATTTAGATAAATACCTCATAAAAGAGGCAGCTAATAAGCAGTATTTGATTTTTGATATTAAGTCAGATACGGGATACATAACAAAAATTGATAAGACTATCAAACTGTCAGACTATTTTGACATAGAGGAACTAGCACATAATGACGAAATTTTGTGTATCGAACTAAACACAGAACTTGTACTAAAAGAAAAAAGATATGGCAGAAAAAACATCACAGAGTATGGAAGGATTCTATGGTTTAACAGGCGAGGGAGAACCACATATGCCCAGCTCGATGAATATACCATTGATTATACAGGCGACAAAGCTGAAGTGAGTTTTTGGCCATCAGCCCAGTACAAATTAAACAAAGATGAACAAATTGGGTATAAGAATGATCCTTATAGCGGATGGAGGAAAATGGGACAAGTCAAGTGCCCTTCCCCTCGCACAGGGATAGCGTATTATTGGATGGATGCGAAATTTGCGAAGACAATAATACATTATGATAGCTTTGGAAGACTTGGAACAGACCTACAGTATGCAAATGATGATGTAATTGAGCCCTATGAAGTCATAAGCTATTTTGCGAACTTTTTGAAATATCAAAGCATTGAGTTGTTAGACAAGGCAGGCTTTAAGGAACTAGTTGGATTCAAGATTAATGGTGGCGGTTCAAGAAGTATTAACTGGAGAGCAAAAGAACTTAGAAAAATACTTAAACTTAATGCTAAAGAGATAAGAGATTTTAAAGAAACTGATAAAAGGATAGGGACTTTAGAAAAGTATCATGTGATACGCACCTACATACCAGGGATAACGTTCGAAGAAATCAAGACGTTTCACAGCTTTGGTAGTAACTACCTAGAAGCTGAATTGTTAGAAGTATCTGCATATCTACAAAATCCTGCAGAACTTTTAAAAATGGTTAAGTATCTATCTAGACAAAACGCAAAATATGATAGGGCAAATAAGGTTAGCGATTATTTGGATTACCTACTGGATTGTGAAAAGTTGGAATTGGATATAACTAACAAAAAGGTTCTCAGACCAAAAAACTTTCAGCTTGAGCATGTAAGACTATCTGCGATTGTTGCAGAGAATCAAGATAAAGCAGATGAAAAGCTTTTTATCAAAAGGCAGCAAAAACTTTGCGATATGAAAGAACCGTATACTTTTGGAAAATTGCTCATTAGACCCGCAATGTCTCCGACAGAGTTAACTATAGAAAGCGAATACCTGCATCACTGCGTAAGGACTTACAAAAATAAGGTGGTAGAAGGCAGATGTGCCATTTTATTTGTAAGGAAGATAACTGAACCAGATGTACCGTTTTATACTCTTGAAATCAATAAAGACGGTGTAATGGTTCAATGCAGAGGTAAGTACAACTGCAGTATGACGGAAGAAGTGAGAACCTTCGTAGAAGAGTGGTTATCAAGTAGAGAAAAGAGAAAGAAGGCAGCATAATGAATGAAATTATAGACGTTGAATATAAAGAACTCGGTCCATTAGAGGACAAGTCTACGGAGACGTTGACTATTGAGACTAATAACCTTTGGCAGCAGATGGAGACTATAGGTGCTGTAGGTATGATGTTAGCAGCGCAAGCTGGCCAAAGACTAAACATTATAAGAAACCGTATCCCACATGGACAGTGGGAAGAGTGGTGCAGGGATAATCTGAAATTCTCATATAGAAAAGCAGCAAGATTGATGAATCTAGCCACAAAAATTGAAGATGAAAACAGCCTGTTTTCAAATCTGCCAACGTTGGCAGATATTGAAATTTCAAAGGTTTACGAACTTTTAGCCGCTCCGGAAGAAGCCGCAAAAGAGGTCATTGAGAATAACAATATTGAGGATATTACGGTTCGCGAACTTCGAGAAGAACTCCAAAAAAGCAAAGAGGCTCTAAAAAGTAGGGACTACGATATAGAGGCATTACAAGAGACAATTCGAAAACTGAATGTAGAGAAAAACAATGCAGCTGATCCTGCAGAGCTGGAAGAATTAAAACTTAAATTGCTAAAAGCAGAGGATAAATTGAAAAAAGCGAAGGAGGCGCAGAAAAAAGCTGCCGAAGACGCTCAAAAGAAAGCCGAGGAAGAACTTTCAAAGAGCATTGAAGCAGCGAAAGAGGAAGCACGAAAAGAAGTGTCCGATAATATGGACAGTCTTAAGACGGAACTTGAAGCAGCACTAGAAGAAAACAAGAAACTGTCCCAGGCTTTGGACAACAGTAACAATAAGGAACTGGCAGTATTCAAAGTAAAGTCAGACCAGCTACAAAGCGACTTCAACAGTTGCTTAGAGTCTATCACAGCACTGAGACAGCAGGACAGCGAGTTGGCCGACAAAGCAAACCAAGCACTGAAGAAGGTTCTAAATGTATTACTTGATAAATTATAACCAATAAAGCCAATAAAGAGGGAGAAACAAAAATAAAGAGTTACTGTTTTTGAATTTTCATTCGAGAATCTCCTGTTCGATAGATATATAAGCATACATCTTCTCCCTCTTTATATATAGAAAGGAAAAACATGAAGCGAATATATAGAGGCTGGTTCCTAAGCACAACTCAGGATGGCCGGTTACAAGCAGTAAAAGGCAAACAGCGTATAATTGGACCGACCGAACAAGCCGTAAAAGAAGAAATAGATAGATTATCATTGAAAGAACTAATGGAGGATTTAGATAATGAGTAAAGCAGATTGGAGAGGATTTAGAAAGTATCAGAAGAAAAAGGAAAAAGGTCTTATTATCGAAAAACCGTGTAACGTAGGTGATCCTGTATGGTACATCGAAGGCGGCAAGATCGTTCCAAGCAAAGTAGAAGCCATTAATTATTAACACTCTAGCTTAATGACAGAAGTAAAGGCAGAGATTATAGGATTTGACTTTGAAGCATCCTTTGATGAAGTGGGCACAAAATTATTCCTAAGCATTGAAGAGGCGGAGGCAACGCTAGCAGAACATAAAGGCGGTGGAACAGATGGCTAAAGAATATATAGAAAGAAATTCGCTTTGGAAAGCATTGGATGTGGCTCATTTATTCGACAATGGCAACCCAAGACATATAGCACAACAAGTTGTAGAAGAACAGCCAACAGCAGATGTTGTGGAAGTGGTAAGGTGTCATAATTGTGAATACCACGGCATCAGAGATAGATGCCCTTTATTGAATATGTCCCCATACAGAGACGATGAGAGAGGTTATTGTAGTGAAGGAAAGAGGTTGGAGTAAATGAAAAAGTTATTTATTAGTTGCCCTATGAAAGGAAGAACAAACGAAAGTATTAAAAAAAGCATGGAAAAAATGCATAAACTAGCAGAGATTATCTTTGATCAAGAGTTAGAGATTATTCCTACATATATTGAAGATAATCCTCCTGAAAACACTAACCAGGCAATTTGGTATCTTGGAAAATCCATTCAGCTATTATCAGAAGCGGATTTCTTTATTGGTGTTAATTACACTGATGTTTTCAAAGGTTGTAATGTAGAGCATGATATCGCAAGGGCTTATGGAATTAAAAATGTTCAGGTCAGCATTTTTGACATGATGCCTGATGCAGTGGAAATTGAAAGAAATTATTGGAACGGTGATAACTGTGTAATGCCAACAAACACTATATCAAGGTAAGAAAACAAGCGGGGTAAAACAAATGCTTAGACTAAAGCTAAAACTCAAACAAGCAGAGCTGCTTAACATGATAGCAATGTCATGTGCGAACAAATCAAAAGAAATACTCGAAAAAATAGAGGAGGAACTAAAAAGATGGAAGTATTAAAGGTTGCATCAAATTCAAAACCGGGATCAGTTGCCGGAGCAATTGCGGGCTATGTTAGAGAACGAGGAGAAGTGGAACTACAGGCAGTAGGAGCAGGTGCAGTTAATCAGGCAGTTAAGGCTGTAGCAATTGCAAGTGGTTTTTTATCACCACAAGGGTATGACATAGTGTGTAAGCCTGCATTTTCTACAATTAAAGTCGAAGGTGAAGATAAAACAGCCTTAAAAATGAAAGTTGAGCCTAGATAATATGGTAGAAAAGCAAAAGATCCTTGCTTTGGTGCAAGAAGAACTAGAAGAAGCGAATATAGTTCATCCACTCTTTCACTCAGCACACGAAGCTCAAAACGTTATAAGAGAAGAATTAGAAGAAGCTGAATACGAACTAGAAATGTGCAAAGAAACCTTGCAAGGAATGTGGATTATGATTAAACGTGATATGGACTATTCTAAGAGTGTAGAGGAATTAAAAGACAGAAGCATTAAGTTAATACAAGAAACAATTCAAGTAGCTGCAATGTGCGATAAGGCACTAGAGAGCATGAGAAACTATAAATAAGAAAAGGACAAGCCTGGTACAACCTAGTACCAGGCATACCTATAGGCAGCAAACCAACATTATATATAAGGCAACACATCGCGCAAGTGGGCGCATTAGAACTGGTTAAGATTATTAACAATAGAACAAGGAAAAAGAAATGGGATACATAAGACAAATATTCGTAGCAGGTCAAACTGTTATAGTCAGAGAAAAAATGAAAAGGAATGTACAGAAGGGGAAAAAGAGAGGACCCAAAATGCAAGTGACATCAGATAAGGTGTGGGCATATAACTTGAAGCAGTCCATCTTTAAGGCGACCCTTATTTTGAATCATAACTTTGTACCAGGTGATCACCATTTACAACTGACGTATAAAAATGAGCCTGCAAGCAGAGCTGAAGCAGAAAAGGACAGAAAAGCATTTTTGAGAAAAGTAACCGCTGAATGCAGAAAAGAGGGTATTGAGTTTAAGTGGTTCGCAATTACTGCTAGAGAAGGTAAACGTCTTCACCATCATATCGTGTGTTCCAATATTCCTATGAGAATTATAAATAAATGTTGGCCAAAAGAAGAAAAGGGCATCGTATTCCATAATCCGCTATGGGATAACCCTAACTATAGCCGCCTAGCCGAGTATCTGTTAAAAGAGGCAGCAGCTTTACATATGGAATGTGGAATGATTTCTAAGAAGAGATTTACTACAAGCAGAAACATTGTTATTCCGGAAGGAAGAGAAGAAGAAATAACAAAGAAAAGCATCGAAGATGAACCTAAAGCATTTAAGGACTATGAAATCGACGAAGACAGCATACAAGTATTCGAAAATGAGTTAACGGATACTTTATGCCGCGAATACATAATGATCTCTACAAAAGAGACACCAAGATTAACAAGATGGAATAAGGGTGTCATGATTACAGGAGAATACGTAAACTACTCAAAGGCTCTCAGAGAAGCATATACAGAATATCAGGAGAACTTTTGGGAAACTATATAGCAGCCTAGAAAAAGGCTTATTTGTGTTACAAAAAACAACCTGAAGCAGGACGGAGGGATAACGTGCGAGACTATCAAAAGAAAAAGAACAATCCATGGAGACTACCCAAGTATTTATATAAGCAAACCTTAAACCTTATAAGAGACTATCATAGACTCAAGGAAGAATATGAGGACGCATTACATAGTAGCCCACAAGATTCATCTGGTGGCAGAAGTAGTATGCCCGGAGATCCAACGGGAGCGAAAGTAATTAAGCTTGAGAAACTTTACGAACGAATTCAAGCCATCGAGAAAGCAAAGCGAGAAATCCCCGAAGAATATATGCAAGGAGTGTGGAACAGTATAGTGCATGGTGCAGCATATCCGGCAGATGCAGATAGGACTACATACTGGAGATACAAAGCAAAATTTGTGTACCAAGTAGCAGAAAATATGCACTGGAAATAAAAAGTTGCAACAACGGGGAAAAAAATACATGTTATTATGATAGTGTCTTAAAAGGTCAGAAATGGCAAAGACATGTTGATTTGACCCCTAATACACTTACTTTAAAACCACGGACAACCCCTCCGTGGTTTTGTCATAGTGATGTAGCTCAGTAGGGGAGAGCGCGGAGCTTATACCTCCGGAATCAGTCGCAGGTTCAAGTCCTGCCATCACTACCAGAACGAACTCCGGTGTCCTTCGGGCCCGGGGTCTTATAATTATTTTAGACTTTTTAGCCCTATGCGCGCACGCGTTACGCACACGCGCGATACATTATATGCCGTGGAGGTAAGAAGAATGGCAAATTTATATGATACATTAGTCGAGCCTCGGCTTTCAGACATAAAGAAATGGTCGGGAGAGGGGGCAACACTTAAAGAAATAGCAGAGAAGATAGGAGTCTCATATTCAGGACTCAAAAAGTACAAGAAAGATCATCCGGAACTTGAAGCAGCATTGTTAGAGAACAAAGGGCTTGCAGATGATAAAGTCTTAGGTGCTTTCTTTAGAAAGGCTACTGGGTATGAAGCAAAAGAAGTAGTTAAGGAACGTATTAATGGCAAATTAGTAATTACAAAAGAAGTCACAAAAGAGATAGCACCTGACACTGAAGCAGGTAAGTTTTGGTTGAAAAATAGAAGACCTGACGAATGGAAAGATAGCCATAGTGTTGATGGCAATGTTGATATAGTGAAGTTGGAAGACCTAATATGAGTTATACAGCTGATTATATTATCGAGAAAAGAAAAGAACTGTGGGAAGAAACTCACGACATTGAAAAAGATAAAGAATTGCGGCAGGCTATTGCTAAAGAAATAATTGATAATGAAATCTTGCGCAAGGAAGTAATTGAATATCCGGAAAAATTGATAGAAATGGTATTTGTTGTTGTTGATAAAAACAAAAAAACAATGCCATTTTTTCTTAATGAGGTTCAAAAGGACTTTATAAATGTTCTAAATAAAGCAATAGACGACTACGCAAACAATAAGATTGCGCAAATCATTATATTAGTTCTAAAAGGCCGTCAGCAAGGATTTACAACACTAATAACGTCATATCAATTATCTAAGAGTATTACGAGTAAAAACTTTGAAGGGTTTACTCTTGCAGATGCGAGTTCAAACTCGGAAGCAATTTTTGAAAATAAGGCAAAATATCCGTACTCTCAGCTTCCGGAACTGCTAAAACCTACTGAAAAATTTAATAACAGACGACAGCTTTTGTTCAGTGAACTTAACAGCTCATGGGCAGTAGATACGGCAACAAAGCATGTAGGACGTTCGAGAACCGTCAACTTTTTTCATGGTTCTGAATGCGCATTTTGGCAATACGGTATATCATCGGTGCAGGCAGCGCTTGGTGAAGCATTAACAAAAGACTGTATAGGCATATATGAGTCAACTGCTAATGGGTATAATGATTTCCAAAAAATGTGGGAAGGTGGAGCGTACATAAATTGCTTCTATGAGTGGTGGAGGACTCCAGAATATAGGATTAATTTTCCAAAGCCTGAAGCAGAACATCAATTTTTAAATAACATAGACAAGAAAACTGGTTGGATATGGGAAAGATTAAGATGGTTAAAGGATGAAAAACAATTAGATTCTAACCAACTATACTGGTATTTCAACAAATATGAAGGCTATATTGATAAAGATCTAATAAAACAAGAATATCCGTGTACACCGGAAGAAGCGTTCTTGTTATCTGGTAAACCAGTATTTGATACAGAGGCAATCATAAGAAGACTATCAAATGTTCCAAAACCTCTTATGGTGGGATACTTTAAGTATGATTATGATGGCTTAAAAATAACAAATATCAAGTGGGTAAATGATAGAAACGGATTTGTCAAAATATATCAAGTTCCTGATAGTCCGGTTATAACAAAATACTGTATAGGTGGAGATACTGCTGGAGAAGGAAGTGACTACTATACAGGACATGTACTAGATGCGAGAACTGGCATACAGGTAGCTTGTTTAAAACAGCAATTTGACCCTGACCAATACACAAGACAAATGTATTGTCTTGGAAAATTCTATAAAAACGCATTAATTGCTATAGAAGCCAACTTTGACACATACCCAATAAAGGAGTTACAAAGGTTAGGTTATGATAATCAATATGTTAGAGAAACAGTAGACACATATACTCATAAAACCGAAAAGAGATTTGGGTTTAAGACAACGAAGTTGACAAGACCAATGATTATATCAAATCTAATCGAGATTGTGAGAGATTACACAGAAACAATAAATGACGAAGATACCCTAAGGGAACTTTTGACTATTGTAAAAAATGAACAAGGGAGAATAGAAGCTCCAGAAGGCGGCAATGACGACCAAATGATGGGACTAGCCATTGCACATGAATCAAGAGGGCAAGTGGCATTTAATCTTGAACCAATAAATGTTAATCCTACATATCAGTTTAACTTCGAAAGAGATGAAGAAAACGATGATTATGGAGAAGAAATAACAGTAATTTAGAAAGGAGATGTAAGCATGAAAGCGTCCATCAAAGAAAGAAGATTAAAATTATGGAAAATGAGACAGGAAAACGAAGGTTATGACGTGTCAAAAGTAAAAACTCTAGAAGATGCAGAAAAATTCTTTGAGAAAAATAAGCTATCTAGTGCGAAACCTGAAGCTAAGGATGAAGTAAAACCTGAAGCTGAAGCAGGTTCAAAAGTTGAAGCAAAGCTGTCACAGGGTGATTTAGATGAATAACCTTATAATCGTAATGATATGGTTCGTTGCAATAAGTGCAATGAACTTATTAACTTTCTTTTTTGCACTAAAAACAGTGCAAAAAGTTTACAAAAAAGAGGATTTAAAGATTCCTAGCCCAGTAACTATTGTTAATGAAGTTAGAGAGGAACATAAACGTCAAAAGGATCAAGAAGAACTGGAGACAAACTTATATAACATAGATGTTTTTGACGGAACAGGTCTAGGGCAAAAGAACTTTGAATAGGTGGTGATTAATTGGACATTAACAGAATAAAAGAAACAGATACATGGTCCCTATACGAAAGAGCTGTAAATTATTGCAGTATGATTGGAATGTTTAATGACACCGACTTAAATTATCGTATGTATAATGGCGATCAGTGGCAGGGCTTAAAGATAAAAGGTATTGAAAAAATACAATACAACTTCATAAAACCGATAGTGAAGTATAAAACGGGAATCATACTATCCAACTTATATGCAATTAACTTTTCTAGTGAGAACTTAGAATTTGATGAAACTATGAATACGGCAGATTCGATTTGTAAGATGCTGAACAAGAAGGTTGCTAGAATTTGGGAAAAAGACTATATGGATATTAAATTAAGACATGTAGTTAAAGATGCAGCGATTAATGACGAAGGTATTATCTATGTAAATGTTGAAGACGGGCAAATTACGAATGAAATACTCAACAAGAACGACATTTACTACGGAAATGAAAATGATTCGGAGTTACAAAAGCAACCATACATACTTATTAAACAAAGAAAAACCATGGTAGAAGCTCAAGAAATTGCCAGAAGAAATGGCGTTCCTGAGTGGAAAATAGAGTCCATTATAGGTGATAATGATAACATCGAAGAAGCTGGTGAAAGTTCAAAGTATGAAAAGGATAATATGGTTACGTTGGTAACGAAACTATACAAGAAGAACGGTAACATACATTTTTCACAGGCGACCAAGTATGTAGACATTAAAAAAGATGCGAACACAAATCTTTCATACTATCCAATTGCACATGTGCTATGGGAAGAAAAGAAAGGCTCTGCAAGAGGTGAAGGCGAAGTACGTTTCTTGATACCAAATCAGATTGAAACTAATAAAACTGCAATGCGTAGAGCACTTACGGTAAAAAAGACTGCTTACCCACAGAAGATAGTAAATGAGGATAAGATTGCAAATCCTAATAAGGTAGACAGCGTCGGTGGAGTAATCAAAGTTAAAGGTGGAAGTTCAGTAGATGATGTTAATAAATTAATAGGAATTCTTAATCCGGCCCAAATGTCAGGTGATGTTGTTCAGTTGCAAACAGAATTAATACAGACGACGAGAGAATTAGCAGGCGCAGGAGATATAGCCACAGGACAAGTTAATCCTGAAAGTGCATCAGGACGAGCCATCTTGGCGGTTCAACAGGCCTCACAGCAACCATTAACAGAACATCTGCAGTACACAAAAATGTTTATTGAAGATTTAGCTAGAATTTGGTTAGATGTGTTGATTACATACAATGAGACCATTGATTTAGAAGAAGAAAGTATTAATGTACAGACGGGAGAAGTTGAGAAAAAACTTGTAAAACTGCAAACTTCTGTTTTGAAAGAATTACAGACTGCAGTTAAGGTAGATATCACACCTAAAGGTGCATTTGATAAATACGCACAAGAACAATCCATTGAAAATATGTTCACGGCTGGAAAGTTTGACCCTAATTTGCTACCACAGCTTGAAACATATGTAGACCTTCTTGATGATGATTCTGTAATGCCAAAGCAGAAGTTAGTAAAAGCGGTTAAGAATATCAAAGAACAGCAAGAAAAAATTGCAAGAATTGATGCTGAAGCGCAGTTGATGAAGCAGAAGGCAAATCAGTTCTTAATGGGTGATATCGATATGCAGGCTAGCCAAGTTGCAGAAGCGATGAAAGGAATGCAAGTTGGAGAAGTACCGGTGGAAGAAATGAAGGAAGAAGAGGCAATGTTCTAAGGAGGTAAGCATGGAACTTAAAGTAATTATCGAAATGATGAATAGTTCTGACTATAAAGACAGATTTAAAGCTGAATATTATCAGTTAAAAGACAGGTACGATAAGTTAGATAGAATGACAGTCAAGTATGAAGCAGGAACATTAAATTTCAAACCTGATTGTAGCCTTGAACTTCTTAAAGAACAGAAGAAACATATGGGAAACTACATTCGTTGCCTGAAGATAAGATCAGAAATTGAAGGCATTGAGCTTTAGGAGGATAGTATGGAAAATAATAAGTTCTTAAAACTCTGTAAAGAAATTGTAGTAGATTACTTCAATGAACATGCAGACAAGACAGACAAAAAACAGATCACAGAAGATGATGTATTTATTGTTTGGTCCTGCAAAACGTTACAGAATAACAAAGCTCTTGTAAGCACTACTGTTTCTGATGGTATGTATTATGAAATTACACACAATGGAGACAAGAAAGAAATATATTTAGATGCTTATAAGAAGTGGGAAAACAGAAAAATTAGTTATTAACCATTTTACTGACCTTAGTAAAGTGGTTTTTATTTTGTCCAGGCATGTATGACGTAAAAATGTATGGATAGTGAAGCAAACACTTATAAAAAAATAGGAGGATACAAAATGTTCGAAACGAATTTTATCGAAGAGGAAGAAATTCTTCTTGAAGAACCTGAAAACGCAGAGGAACAAGCTGCAGAAGAAATTGTTGAAGGCGAGGAACAGGCCACTGAAAAAGAAATTGTACCAAAGACATACACGGAGGAGGAAGTTCTACAGAGAGTAGACGAACTACTACCATCAAAACTGGAAAAGGGTAAAGCAAGAATCAGAAAAGAACTAAATCGTGAGTATGAAGATGTTATTGCTTTAGCTGAAGTAGTAAAAGCTGGACTTGGTGTTGCTGATGTAAAAGAAGCGACAACTCAGTTAGAAGCGTTCTATAAAGAACAAGGAGTTGAGCTACCAGCCAAGAGAGAAGAAACATACAACGAAAATGATTTAAAAATTCTAGCTGAATATGAAGCTAATGAAATCATTCAAGCGGGATACGAAGACGTAGTCGAAGAAACGGAACGCTTGGCGGCAAAAGGCTTCGAAAATATGACAAGAAAAGAAAAGATTATGTTCCAAAAGCTTATGGAATATAGCAAGGGTGAAAAGAGTAGAAAAGAACTTTTGGAATATGGTGCAAGCAAAGAGGTAATTGAAAGTGCTGAATATAAAACATTTGCAAAGATGTTTGGTTCAGACACACCAGCAAAACTAGTTTATGACACATATGTTAAAGCTAACGGTTTAGAGAAAAAACCAGCAGAACAAATTGGGTCATTAAAAAATGGTAATACTCAGGATGAAAAGGAATATTTCACGCCTGAGGAAGTAGACAAACTTACTGACGAAGAACTTTCCGATCCGAAAACGTTTAATAAAGTTAGACGTTCTATGCTTAAATGGAAAAAGTAGGAGGAATAAAACATGAGTAATTTTAAACCTATGTTCTGGTCAAAATATTGCCAGACAGAACTAAGAAAGGCATTAATCTTAGCAAATTGCTGTGATTATCAGTTTGAAGGAGAACTAAAACAGGGCAATAGACTAAAGATTGTAGGTGCAGTT